TGTGCAGTATGTTGATCGTATGGGAGATGCTTATACAAAGAACCATCACCCTGAACAGTGGTGTGATATGGACCATTATTCCAGTTGTATCCACCAGCAGTCCAGTGCAGATAAATCTGCTTATCCAATTTACCACCCTGAGACATGAACTTAGATTCAGGTGCAAAGGCAGGCATAACATTTTGAGACATGGGATTATTATATCCCTTTCCTGGTTTAAATCCACCTTGGGATGATTGCAACATACCACCAAGGTCAAATCCTTGACTCTTGGCTTCACCCATTCTCTTTTCAGTTAGGTGAGGTTGCGTTTTTGTTCCAGGAGTATTAAGAGGAACGACGAAAGCTCCCCCATCACTTTTTCTAGCAACATACTCACGTCCGTGTCCGATAAACGCGGTGGATCTCCCCCCGTCCAATGATACGGGATATCCCGATTGTGGTCCATTTATAAATCCTCCTAATGCTTTTTGTGGTGTTTTTACTTTACCACCTCTCGCTAATTGTTGTTGGGGTTCTTCTGGTTCTTCACCTTCTTCCAATTGAGTTGGTTTTTCACCATCTTTCATGTAATTATACATTTTATAGGCAGCGAATCCACCTGCTGCAAGTAATCCAAGAGCGCCAGCTCTACCTAAAAGTCCCCTTCTTCCTCTGATAAGATTATTATAAAAGAAGATCAAGACATTACCAAAATCTGTGATAAGTCTGACTGGATTTTTTAACCAGCGAATACCTAATAATAAAGTTCCAATTCCAGTTAGTCCTCGTACAAGTCCTCCTATCTTTTCCCAAGGACTCGATTCATCCGACAGTAAAGTATATAATCCTTCGATGGTGTTAACCACACCCATCTTTGCAACATTAAAGATAAACGTTGCAAGTTTAGAAAGAGCAGTTATAATATTTTTTACCTTTTCCCTATTTGCGGGATCGCCTAACCATTTCAAGGCAGGAATTATAATCGCTATTTTAATCAGTCCACCCAATGCCTTGAGAAGACCCTCTAGAAAACTAGGTGTTCTTAACGCACCAACAATACCACCACCTGTTTTCTTCTTTTGTTTTTGTACTTTAGTATATTCGGCATCAAACTGCTTTCTAGTTGCGTTTGAAGCATCTAGTTGTGCAAGTTGTGCTTTTTTTACATCACTAAGAATGTTGGCAACAGAATTTAAAGTTGCACCAATATTGTTAACAGCAACAGTATTTTTATTAATACTTTTTACAAGATTTCCCTGAGGAGATGTACCAGTTGGACTTTTTACTTGTACAAACTTATAAAAATTAATTTTTGTAGTCTTCTTTATAGTTGCCATTAGCGCATTCTAGTCTGTAAAGATGAAGGACTTGCATTTACAACGCCACCTCCATTATTTATTGGTACTGCTTGAGGAATAGGAACAAGTTTCTCCATAATCATTGGTACAGGAATGAATTCCATAGTTTGCTGCATCGCATATTGAGCAGAGATACCACCTTCTTTCAATGCAGTTTCACTAGTGCTTTGTACTGCACCAAGAACTTTAGGATCGACTCCCAATTCCGCACCAATCTGTCCTAAGGCAGAGGTGTAGTCTCCTCCCATGGCACCTGTTACTGCATTGAAAATTCCACTCATACCAAACTGATCAGCAAGGTTGCTGGCGATGCCCATGGGATTAAAACCACCACTCAAAATAGATCCTGCCATCTGTCCAATAGCGGGATTAATCATACCTAATCCAGTTGTTGCAGCACTCATGAAGTTGCCACTCATAATGTTTCCTGCGATGTTACCAAGAGGTCCAGACATAAATCCACCAATAGCATTTCCAACACTACCCATCATTCCACTTACGCCAGGAATCATTCCTAACATAGACATAGGATTACCTGTAGCAAGTGTGTTGATACCTGCCATAATAGGTGCAGCACCAGGAATAAATGATGCAGCAGTTCCAAGTACCTGACCAACAGGACTGTTCATAACACCACTGACTGCTTTACCGACACCACCAACTGCTTTCTTAATACCCTTAACAACACCACCAAGGAACATTCCTTGAGGTTCTTGTCCAGGTACTGCTTGACCAGTTATTTCTTGGAAGGTATTTTCTTTATTCAACCATTCCCAGATTGCAGGACCAGAATTGAAGACTCCAGTAACAGCATCAAAGATAGGTTTGATCGAGTTGTTATAGACCCAACCAGGTAAGTTACTGACGATCTTCCATGTTTCATCAATCGCTGTAAGTGCAGGTTGAATGTACTGCATTACAGGCTCAATAATCGCACCACCAATTTCTTTTGCCTTAGCAAATGCATCAGCAACAGTCTTGGAGACTTCACTGCCTACAGCACCCATCAACTCCGTAACTCTTTCGCCAATTTTGAATGGGTTAATAAAATCTAGCAGTGCATTAGTAGCCCGAAGCAATCCTACAGGATTGAGTAGGTTGTTTCGTACTGCATCGAAAAGTGTCTGTACCTTTTCAAAGACCCAATTAAAAGCAGCCTGTGCTGTCTCTTTAATCATCTGAAGCAGAATAGGTGCTCCCTCAGTAAACAGTTGACCAATACCTCTAGCACCTGCCATGATAGTGTCAAAGATGGTTTTAACCATCTCCATGGGACCATTGAGAATGTATTTGTTAAATGCTTCCATCATGGCATTACGCCATGGTTCAGACTTCTCCATCAACATAGTGAAGAAGTTCGCCGCCTGACCCATAGCAAAACTCGCCATAGAGTTAACTGCCTGCCAAGCGTCAGTCATAATTTTTCCGCCAACATTGAGGAAAGTCTGCCAGGCACCTGCCCAGAACTCTCCATTCATAATTTTTTCATCCCAAACTTCTTTTAGTTTAGAACCAACAGCACCAAGTTGAATTCCGTCAGGATTGCCCTTGCCAGACACAACTCCAGCAAGGAAACCACCTAGTGCTTCACCACCAATACCACCAAGGACAGAACCAATAAATGCACCAAGAGGTACTGTAATGGGTGCTGCAGGACCACCCAGTCCACCGATAGCACCACCAAGAAATCCACCAAGCATTTCACCAAGTGCTAAACCAAGACTCTTGAAAAGAGCACTTAGGACAGAATCACCTGCCATCCAGTTGATGATTCCAGTAATTAAAGCACCGACAACAGGAAATTTAATCGCCTTTGCTAACTTCTTAAGGCTTCTAACACCACCCTTACCAGCAACTTTCAGGAAGAATCTCTGAGTTGCCTTATCAATATTCTTTCCACCATACTTAAATATCTTACTTCCACCAAGTCCTTTTGCTTGATTTGCTGTAGTAGATAAACTTCCTAAAGCAGGTTTAGATGTAAGTTTTCCACTCTTGAGTAACTTAGCAACATCAGCATTAGCACGACGTGCTGCTTGAGATGGTGATGCACCATCAGCAACCATCTGATTATATCTTTGGTCAAATACAGACCTTGCACCAGAACCATGCTTCTTAGAAATACCATCTGCCAAACGTCTCTGTGAAGAGTTGAGATCAGTATTCTCGATACCAGTAAAACTGCTAGTTGGTTTTACATTTACATTCGTTGAGCGTGGGGATTTACCATCTGGACTAAGAGTTGTTCCCTTAGCAGTTCTTCTGCCTTGCGGAGTGTTTGGTTTTCTTGGTTTTCTCCCAGGTCTAAATTTACCCAGAAGATCAATAATACCTAAAATATCAGTAATTAAACTGAATGGATTCATCAGGTATTTTAACCCAATGATACCCTTCATTATAGTGCCAAGGGCACCTAACTTCTGTCCAAAGTCTGCATTAGGATCCGTTAAGGCACTAAATCCTTCTAAGACATTATTAGTGAATCCTGCCGCCCAACCAAATAATTTTGAAAAAACAAACTGAGTTTTCTCAAGGAATGTTTTTAACTTTTCTCTATTCTGAGGGTCTCCTACCCACTTAAGAACAGATGTTGTAATAGCAAGTGTGCCTAACTTGAGTAAAAATTCACCAATAGGACCTAAAAATTTCTCTATCCAACTCAAACCACCTTTGGCAATCTTCTTTGCTGCGCCACCAAAGTTTGGTTTTTGTTTTGCTAATTTCTTCTGCTCTGCAGCATCTTCCGCTGCAGAATCTAACTCTCTTCTTTGTCTACGACGTTCTGCTTGTGCTCTTGCTCTATCATCCTTTATCTGAGCAATAGAAATCTTTTCTATATCAGAAACAATATTCCCTATTGAGGAAATTGTTCCTCCTACTCTATTGAATGCTAAGGTTTGTTTTCTTGCAGCAGTGACTTCTGGACCAGCTTTTCCTACCGTTCCAGGATTTACAAATTTGTAGACTTGTAATTTAGCCACTTGCTGCTTGTTTCTCCTTCATTCTACGTTCTTCTTCTTTGAGGAAATGTACTAACATATTTACATATATCTCCTTTTCCCATGGCATCAGATTATCGATGTGCTCAATATTCCATTTATGATGATGCATTAGGGCAAAGTTACCTTCATAATAAGAACGGAGATTGGTGTGAAGGAGTGCTATGCGAAAAAACTCGCTAATCCCTCAAGTACAACCTCACTTTCAACGCCAGTATTGGGATTTTTTACTGTCACTGTGTGAGATAGTTTAGGCATTTTTTCAAAGAAATCTTGAATCATGCCAAACTGCTTACTATTCAGTTCTTCAAACCACTCCAACACTTCTTTCTTAGGAATATTAGAGCAGTCATAAACTTGATTTGCGTCAGAAATAGTTTCAACACAACTTGCTGCCATATCAAAGACTTGATCTAGACCAGCATCATCACTAAAGTTCATAGCAACAAATGTTTCAAGACTGGGATATCCCATTGTAATTGCAACATCATCTGAGAGTTTAATATCCTTCTTATGACCTCTAGTTTTTACAACCTTGATTTCATCCAAAGGAATAGAAACTGCAACAGTAGTTTCTTCATCATCAGGACAAGTTACAGAGAGGTCTACAGTCTCACCAACAGATTTGGTACGAATTTGTAAGAATACAAATTCAATATCAAATGTAGCAAGTTTCTCCACATCTTTGATGTCTGTGCATTCTCGAATGATATCTTTGATTGCACCGACAATATTTTCTTGTTCGCCAGACTCAGTAGCAAGGAGAAGAATTTTTTCTTCTTTTACAAGAAATGGTCTAAAGTTCACAGTTCTACCATCAGAAGGTAGTTTCAGTTTGTACTTAGGTACATTAATCTTAGGTAATGCCATAGATATTCACATCAGTATTTTTATTTAGGCGGGGCGGGAAGATGATAATGGGAATCCAGAGAATAACTGATTAAGCACATTATTTCTATCAGTTTCTGGATCTGTATTGTTATCAGAAGCAGACGGTGTAGTGAAACTCTTTAACAGTCCAGGATCATCAAACTTATCTTGAGCAAAGAAACGATATCTCTCATAATAAAAACCAACTGTCATTGTCATTGCTTTTGCTTTATTGTTGTCCAGTTGCACTGATCCGATATTATACGGATATAAATTCTGCAGTTCCCAAGCAGCAGTTAGTTGATATTTTCTTGCCAATAAGAAGTTTGCTGTTCCACTCTTTCTTAATGCACGAATCATCTTAGGATCAGTGACTACAAGATCTCCGCCACCTCTCTCCCATTTGTAAATCATCATCCTAGGACAGACATAAT